TTTGTACGGATGTCTGGTAAATACATATGCATACTTGAAAGGCCCGCAGGATATGTTACAATACTATCAACAGGCTTATAGACAAGCAATCGAATCGTACGCTATCGAGCAAATCGGTATCAGACGCAGAGACGAATATCAAGATGGTGAAGTTCGTGCTCAACTTAATGTTAAACCACCATCAAGTTAATTAAGGAGATAAAAAAATATGGCCAATATAATACCATTTAGTTTTAGAGGTGCACTTTTTTCTGCGCAGCATAATTTTAAGAACGGAGGAAACACTTTTAAAATTTCTTTGTATACTGGATCTATTTCTTCTACTTACACGACATCCAGTACAGTTTATTCAACTAACAATGAAGTAAGTTCAGGAGGAGGTTCTAATTATTCAGTTAAAACTTTGGGCTCACAAGCAGTTGCTTCTGGTACAGCAGTTGCTTCAGTTGATTTTGCTAATGTTACTTATAGTAGTGCAACTTTTACAGCAGCTTATGCGGCTATTTATAATACTGATACAGTTGATGGTGTAGCAAATAGATTAGTAGTAGTTTTAGATTTTGGTGGAGACAAAACAGCAACTAATGGTACTTTTACTATTACGTTCCCTGATCCGTCTACGCCTGCTAATGCAATTATTAGTATGAGTTAAGGAAAAATTTTATGGCTTTAGTTATAAATGATAGAGTAAAAGAAACTAGTACAACACAAGGCACGGGTGATATAACTCTTGCGGGTGCAGTACAAGGTTTCATAACTTTTAATAGTGGTATTGGAACTTCTAATACAACTTATTATGCTATCTTTGAACAAGGCACAAATAATTTTGAAGTAGGGTTAGGGACTCTTTCTGGTTCTACAACTTTACAAAGAGATACTGTTTTAAGTAACTCCTCAGGCAATACTTCAAAAATTAATTTTAATTCAGGTGGTACAAGTACATTAAATGTATTTTGTACAATGCCTGCTGAAAAATCGGTTTACCTGGATGGTTCAGGTGATCCCGTAGGGGCAGCGTCGGCTGGTTTTGCATTAGCAATGGCGGTCGCATTATAAATAGGAAAAAAATATGGCACAAGATTTTAGAAACGATTTACAATCAGCAGTAGGAACAAGTGAAGTAACTCTTGTGACTGGCGGAAATTATGATGCAGTAATTGGAATCAGATTGTGTAACATTTTAACTTCTACAATTGAAGTTGATGTTTATATAGTCAACAGTGGAAACAAATACATTGCAAAAGGTGTTGTAATTCCACCAAACTCTGCAATTGAATTAATTCAAGGTGGTGCGAAGATTGTTTTAAAAAGTGGTGATGTATTGAAAGCCGTATCAAACACAGCTTCGTCTGTTGATATAGTTACTTCTTACATTGATCAAATTAGTTCATAGGAGGAAACATGACGGCAATAATAAATGGAGTCCAATACATTGGAGGTCAAACGGCCCCTAACGAATTTATACCAAATCAAGCGTCCACGATCGACGGAACTCAAACAATTGAAAACGCAGTTCTTGCAGGTCCTATTACAATCCCTGCAACTGTAACAGTAACGGGGACATTAGTAATAGTATAATGAGTAAATTAGAAGTAGATGCAATAGAACCACAATCAGGAACTACGATTACAATTGGTTCTTCTGGTGATACCGTAAATTTAGTTGGAACATTAAATAGTAATGGCTCACCTTTACCAGGCGATATTTCTTCAGTAGTCGCTGGAACAGGTTTATCTGGTGGTGGAACAACAGGTGCTGTAACTTTAAATATTGAAGCTGCTCAACCAACAATTACTTCACTTGGAACTATAACAGGATTTACATCTACAGGTATAGATGACAATGCTACAAGTACAGCAGTTACAATAGATAGTTCGGAAAATGTTGGTATTAAAAATACTGTAATGTCAAGTTTCTCCAACTTACCTGCAACAGATTTAGTTGTAGGAGCAGGAAGTACGGATAGTGGTATTACAATTTATTCTGGTACTTCAAGTGGTTCAAATATTGGCTTTGCTGATGGTGCAAGTGGTGATGCAAGAAATCAAGGTATAATTCAATATCACCACAATGGTGATTACATGAGATTTTTCACAAGTGCTTCAGAAAGAATGAGAATAAATTCTACTGGAGTTGGTATCGGAACTTCATCGCCTAGAGCAAAACTTGATTTAGGTTCTGGTTCTGGTGACAGTTCAACTATATCAACAACACCTTCAGATTATCAATTAATATTAGAAGCACCACAAGGAACTGGCGATTATGGAAGAAATATAGGTTGGTCTGTTGGAACTAATGGAGTTTTTGCTTCAATTAATGCTGTAGATACTGGTACTAGCGATAAAACTGGTTTAGCATTTATAACTGGAGATAATTCTGGTGTTGCAGAGGCTGTTCGTATTAGCCATGATGGAAAAATTGGTATCGGAACTACATCTCCAGGCTATCCATTACAAATTAATAGTTCTGCACAAACAACTTTATTACATTTAAATTCTACAGCAGGAACATCTTCAGCTATAACTTTTGCTAACACAGGTTCTAATGACAGTATTACTATTGGTGCTGAAAGTGATAATTTAAAATTAAGAACTGATGATGGAAACATTTTATTTGCTGTAGCAGAAAATTCAGAGAAGATGCGTATCACCTCTGGAGGAAAAGTTTTAGTAAATACAACTGGAGAATATGCAGGAACTTCTGCTGAAATGACTGTTAATGATGGTATTGATGTAGGAACAACATCATCAGCTAATGGTGGATTTGTTTCATTTATTGGAGATGGTGTAGGTAAAATTGGAGAAGTTGGAAGTAAAGTTAGTGGCTACTCAACTATGCCTAACATAGAATTTCATGCTGATAATGTAGGTGGTGGTTCTCAAGCTGGTCATATTGAATTTAATACAAAATTTTCTGGTGGTTCAAGAAGTGAAGCTATGCGTATCGACAGTTCTGGTAATGTTGGGATTGGTACAACTTCTGTAAATGGTAAATTTAATGTTGTTCATAGTGCAGTATGTGCAAATTTACAAATGAGTGCATCATCTGGTTCAACTGCTTTAAGATTAGAAAGAACTAATAGTGATGGAGAAGCTATATTTTTTGTTAGAGGTTCAACTGGTGTTGGTAATATTTCTTTAACTTCATCTTCAACATCTTACAACACATCTTCGGATTACAGATTAAAAGAAAACGTAGTAGATATGACTAATGCTACTGATAGATTAAAACAACTGCAACCAAAAAGATTTAATTTCATAGCAGATGCAGATACAACAGTTGATGGTTTCTTAGCACATGAAGTATCAAGTGTAGTACCAGAAGCAATTTTTGGAGAAAAAGATGCAGTAGATGAAGATGGCAATCCAGAATATCAAGGTATCGACCAATCTAAATTAGTACCTTTACTGGTTAAAACAATTCAAGAATTAGAAGCTAGAATAACACAATTGGAGAACGCATAATGTCATCAATAATTAAAGTAAACACAATACAGGACACAGATGGTAATAACATTATCAACGAATCAGGTAATGTAATTACAATTGGTGCATCTGGTGATACTATTACTGTACCTGCTGGTGCTACAGTATCTGGTTTTACTTCTGCTGGAATAGATGATAATGCTACATCAGTTGCTATAACTATTGATAGTGCAGAAAAAGTTGGTATCGGAATTACATCTCCATCTCAACCGCTTCATGTTTTTTCTTCAGGAAATGACATTGCAAGAATTGAAACAAATCAAACTGAAGGCAGATTATCTTTAAAAGATGCTACTGGAGATGCAGTTTTAAAATTTAGAAACGATTATAGATTTACAAATTCAAGTGGAGAGTTAGCTAGACTTAATTCGTCTGGAAATTTTGGAATTGGAACTACAGCACCAATAAATAAATTACATGTTTTTAATACTGACCATACTCAGCTTTGTCTTGAAGGTGAAAGACCAACAATGTTTTTAAAAGAAACAAATGGTAATGCAAATGAGAATTTTCAATTTAGAGTAGATGGTGGTAACTTACAACTTCAAAGTCAAAATGATGCTCAATCTAATGCAAGTACAAGATTACTCATTACTCAATCTGGTAATGTTGGTATCGGAACTTCATCGCCATCAACTATTTTAGACATTCGTTCAGCAAGTCCAGTAATATCAACAGTTGATACTGGCGATAGTAATGCTGTTGCACAAATAGATGGTAATGCAGGTTGGTTACAATTAAAAGCAGATAACAATAATACTTTATCTGGAACAAATATAACATTTAGTGTTGATGGTTCAGAGAAAGCTAGACTTGATGCAAATGGAAGTTTATTTATTTCTAAAACAAGTAATACAATAGCTGATGATGGTCATGCTTTTACAGATAGTTTTGCTTCACATACAGTATCAAATAATCCACCATTATATTTAAATAGAAAATCATCTGATGGAACAATATTAGAATTTAGAAAAGATGATACAGCAGTTGGTATTCTTGGTTCAGAAGGTGGAGATAGTTTATTTATTACTAGTGGTGACACGGGATTAAAATTTTCTGGTGGTTCTGATGCAATAATTCCAGCTACAACAGCTGGTGCTGCTAGAGATAATGCTATTGATTTAGGTTCATCTGGTGCAAGATATAAAGATTTATATTTATCTAGTGGTGTATTTCTTGGTGGCACAGGCACAGCAAACAAATTAACAGATTACGAAGAAGGAACTTGGACACCAATTATTAAGTTTGGTGGTGGAACTACAGGAATATCTGCTACACAAGTTGGTGCATATACTAAAATTGGAAATCTTGTAACTTTACAAATATTTATTGAATTTTCAAATAAAGGTTCATCAACTGGTGCTGCAACTATATCTGGAATACCATTTACAATAGCAACACTTACAAACAGTTGGAGTGGAGTTGGTACTGCTCCTTTGGTTTGGCATAATATGGCTTCTTCTTTAGTTCAAGCAGGAGTAACTGTAAATCGTTCTTCACAACTTTTAAATTTATTTGGACATACAGCATCAAATGGTAATGGAACTAATCAAGCATTAACTAATACCGATTTTGCTAATAATAGTTATTTCGGAATAACAGCAGCTTATTTATCAACTTAACAACACAGGAGACAACACATGGCAATAACTAAAGAGACACAGATTGGTAAAATCGAAGTGGTCGGAAAACACAAATTTGTTCAAGTAAGAACAGATACTGTAGTTATGGAAGATGGCGAAGAATTATCAAGAAAGTATCATAGACATGCTTTGATGCCAGACGCAGATATATCTAATGAACACTCAGAGGTTCAAGCAGTATGTAACGCAGTCTGGACACAAGATGTTAAAGATGCTTACGAAGCTTTTAAATTGACACAAGATAATATATAGTAATTTTAAGGAGAACACATGATAACTATAGACGACAAAAAGTATGATGAAACTAAACTTTCTGATGAAGGTAAAGTTGCGTTGAATAATATACAAGTAATAAACCAAGATCAAAATCAGTTAAAGGTTAAATTTAGCCATAACGATATCTTGTTAAAACATTATTTAGATATATTAAAACAACATCTACCTGAAGAAATAAAGGAAGAAGAGGTTAAGACTGAATCTAAATGAGTGAAGTAAAAGTAAATAAAATTAGTCCAAGATCAGGCACTGCTATTACATTAGGTGATAGCGGTGACACCTTTACTATACCTAGTGGAGCTACATTAGCTATTGCAGGTTCAGTTACTGGTTTTACTTCAGCGGGGATCGATGACAATGCAACATCGGTTGCTATAACTATAGATAGTTCAGAAAGAGTTGGGATTGGTTCAACTGCTCCAGGTACAGATGCAGGTGCAAATGCTGACAGTTTAGTTATTAAAAAAGCATCTGGTAATGTTGGAATGTCTATAATTACAGATGGAAGTAGTAATGCCAATATATTTTTAGGCGACACATCTGATAATTTAAATGCTTTAGTTCAATTTAACGATAGTGCGAATGAATTAAGAGTAGGAACATCTAATGGTGGTGGAGATTTAGTTTTAAAAAGTGGTGCAGGTGTTGAGGCCTTAAGAATAGATGATACTGGAAGAGTTGGCATCGGAACTTCATCACCAGGTACAAAATTAGAAGTAGTTGGAACAGGAGTTAATGGAATAGAATTAGGTGAACAAAGTGATGGTAACGACAGTTCAAGATTATTCTTTACTAATAGTACAAATGTTTGTGTAATCCGTTCATCTGGTGGAAGTTTAAAATTTTCTACCGGTGCTACTATAGGTTCATCTTCAGGAGACGACAGAGTTACAATTACCAGTGCAGGAAAAGTTGGTATTGGTACTTCTTCTCCACAAGAATTTTTAGATATTAGTGATAACGGACCAAGACTTAGATTTTCAGATACATCTATCACAAATCTTCGTCATTTAATTGGTAGTGAGGCTAATGATTTAGAAATTAGTTGTGATGTTGGTAATGTAGATTCAAATTCACACATAAGATTTAAAGTTGATGGTAGTGAGAAAATGCGTATTACATCAGACGGAGATGTTGGTATTGGCTTAACTGATCCTGCACATAGATTAAGTGTATTTGATGGTTCTACTGGAATAGTTGCAAGATTTGCTACAACAGGAAATCGTAGTTTAGATATATCTTCAGCAGATAATGGAGTTTATGCAGGAGCGCATTGGAATAGAGATGTAAATTCAGCAGGAGGTATTCAAAGTTTCTCTATTGAAGGTAATGAAAAAATGCGTATCAACAGTTCTGGTCTTGTATTGGCAGGAACTACATCTGCTGTTAATAATGGTCATACTTTCAAAGCAATATCAGACAGCACCGCATACTTTGCTTTATCTGCTGAAGATGCTACTACAAGTGATAATGCTATAAGAGGTATATTATCTATGGCATCTGGTAATAATGGAAGTGGTGGAACAGGATATTTATTTGTTGGAAGAACTAGTGATGGTGATAAATTCTTTGTAAGAAGTGATGGAGATGTTCAAAATACAAACAATAGTTATGGTGCAATATCTGATAGACAATTAAAAGAAAATGAAGTTGATGCTAGTTCACAATGGAATGATATTAAATCAATCCAAGTAAAAAATTATAATCTTAAATCATTACCAAATAAAACTCATTTAGGTGTAATAGCACAAGATTTAGAAGCATCTGGTATGAATGGTTTAGTTAAAACAGATGAAGATGGAACTAAATCAGTTAAGTATTCTATTCTATACATGAAGTCTGTTAAGGCTTTACAAGAAGCTATGGAAAGAATTGAAACATTAGAAGCAGAAGTAACTGCTCTAAAAAACCAACCATAATAAGGAGAAAACACATGGCAACAACATACGAATGGAGCTTCCCCTCATTTGAGACGGACTCTGATAACAAAGTGAAGAACATTCACTGGAGATATACAGCAGTAGATGGAGAAAATTCTGCATCTATGTATGGATCTTGTGCAGGTTCTGAAGGTATGGATTTTGATGCTATGACTAAAGAAAGTGCAGCTGCTTGCGTATTAGAAAATTCAGATACTTCTGAAGATGATATGAAAGCTAATCTTGATGCACAAATCGCTAGTCAAAAAGCACCAGAACTTACTTCGAAGACTAAAGACTGGTAGTAATCTACCATGTTCTTCGGC